CCATGACTTACGAGCCAGGCGCCGCTAACCGAGTCCTGATTAACGTACCCCCTGAGCATGCTAAGTCCACCGTGGTGACGATTAACTATGTTACCTATCGACTAGCTGTGGACCCGAATGTTAGAATCATCATAGTCTCTAAGACGCAGGGCATGGCCCGCAAGTTCCTCTCGGCGATTAAGACAAGACTCTCACACCCGAATTGGATAAAGCTTCAGACAGCCTTCGGTCCGCAGGGCGGATATAAGGCTGATAGCCAAACCTGGAGTGCCGATATGATTTATCTAGGCACTGGTAGGGACTCTGGCGAGAAAGACCCTACAGTACAAGCCCTTGGTTTTGGTAGTCAAATTTACGGTGCTCGTGCCGATTTGATTATCTTAGACGATGTTGTGATGAACTCAAATTCCCATGAATGGGAGAAGCAAATTGAATGGCTTCAGAAAGAAGTTATCACACGCTTAGGACGGCACGGGAAACTACTTATCGTAGGGACCCGTGTTGCTCCAGTAGATTTATATAAAATGATTCGGGACGGTCAACAATGGACAGGTGGTAAATCTCCATTTACCTACTTCGCCCAACCAGCCGTACTGGAGTTTGATGAGAAACCACAGAATTGGAAAACTCTTTGGCCCTGGACGGATAAAGCTGAAAGCGATAAGGATGACGTTAACCCCGAGGGACTTTACCCTAAGTGGGACGGTCCTTCACTTTTTACTAGGCGTAGTGAAGTGGCACCTTCCATATGGGCGATGGTCTACCAGCAAGAGGATGTCACCGAAGATTCAATCTTCTCACCCGCAGCAATTGCAGGATGCGTTAATGGTATGCGAAAACGTGGCCCTCTTAAACCAGGAGTCCCAGGACACCCCAGCAACTTAGAGTCTGCCTATACAGTTATAGGATTAGACCCAGCTATGACTGGCAATACTGCTGCAGTAGCTATTACTTATAATCGCAGTGATAGTATGATTTATGTTCTAGATGCTGTTAATATGACAGAGCCCAGCCCAGCAAAGATTCGTGCCCTTATAGAAGATTGGGTACAAAGATACAAACCGCAGGAACTAAGAATTGAAATCAATGCCCACCAGAAAGCCTACGCCCTCGATGACGAACTGCGTAACTGGCTCTCGATGTATGGCTGTCAACTCAACTCTCACTTTACTGGTAAGAATAAGTGGGATACTTCTTTCGGTGTGGCTTCTATGGCAAGCCTTTTCGGTAGCCTTAGAGACGGAAGATTTCAAGACAACAACTCAATAGAACTCCCTAGTAACGAAGGTAGCGAAGGGCTTAAGGCTCTTGTGCAACAATTGATTACTTGGAAACCTGAGACTAGAAACCCAACAGACTGTGTTATGGCTCTCTGGTTTGCTGTTATCCGCGTCCGCGAATTGATGCAGCAACACTCACAGTCAGCTAAATGGATGCAAAACCGATGGGCTACTCGTGCTCAGACGGAAAGAAGATTCTCAATTAACCTAGATGAAGTCGCTGCAGAGCAGTGGCAACAGACATACGGATAGGAACTAACATGTCAGAACCTAGAACTAGTGGTGGCTTGGGCTCTGATGGCGCTGCTAATGTCAACCCTGTTAACCGCATGACTCCTGAAGCACAACGCATAGTAGATGACTTACGCAAGAGTATGGGTTGGACTAAGGGTAAAGGGATTGCTGAAGATAAAGCAAAAGAAATAAAAAGAATTAAGACTGCGCCATTCCCACTTAAAGGTGGCGGAATTAGCGGACCATACGGAATAAAGAATCGATAGGATATAATGGCACTTACAATTGAACAGATTGCTGCGCGAGTTGACTCGCTACGCTATCGTAACTCAGATAGGGATGCTCGTAATCAAGACGTCCTTTCTGTCCGTAAAGGTCAGATTGCTAGCGTGTATCCTGACTTCTTTCCAAATGGAGTAGATGCAAATGTCGTTGCAAATTTTATTGATATTGTTGCGAGAGACTTATCTGAAGTTATGGCACCTCTGCCTGCAATCAACTGTTCCGCGGCGAATCAGACTTCTGACAGGGCTCGCAGTTTTGCTGACAAGCGTACTCGCATTGCAAGCAATTACTTTGCTCATTCGGACATGTCTGTACAGATGTACTCGGGAGCGGACTGGTATCTAACCTACGGCTTCCTGCCATTTGTTATTGAGTTAGATGAAGAAGCTAATTTACCTCGTATCCGTCTAGAGAATCCAATTGGCTCCTATCCAGACTTTGATAGATACGGAAGATGCGTAGCATTTGCTAAGCGTTACTCAATGACCCTCGGCGAACTTGTTGCCCAATTCCCAGAGTATGAGCGTGCGCTCCTTGGTGGACTTGGATACAAGCAAGACTTAAACTCTCTTATCGAAATGGTTCGTTACTATGATAAAGACCAATCGGTAATTTATCTACCAGATAAAAATAATCTTCTATTATCTCAAGCTAAGAATCCTCTTGGTAAGATGATGATTG